TTTGATGTATCAGGATTGACTGATTTTAACAATGAAATGGCCGGCGAACTTGTCGTAAAAGCCATTATGGGTGGTTCTACCATTGAATACGCTACAGTAAAAGAAGGCGTAAAATACCAAGAACCGATTAACTTATTTGAAGTAGACCTTAACATCGTTGATGGTCGTGGTTGTGTTACTGACACAGCAGGGACTGCTTCGTTCACTCAAAGAGACATTACCGTTTGTCAGCGTTCATCGCATGATGGTCTATGTTTGAGAGACTTGGATACTAAATATGTAGGTGCTATGCAGCCTGCTGGTTCTTACAACGAGTCTATGACTTTGGTGCAAGAATACTCAGACCAAATCGTAAAGGGCTTCCAGAAAGCAAACGATACATTCCTATGGGGTGCTACAACTGGTGCTGGTGATTGTGTTGATGGTCTTAAAGTAATCATCTCTGGTTCTACGACTGGTGTATCAGTTCCTTCTTCAGGTATTGCTGCTCCAACTTCTGCGAACATTGGTGACCAGATTGACTTGTTGCTTGAAAACTTGTCTGATGATGTGCAAGATAGAGAAGATTTGACAGTATTTATGTCTATCGCTAACTTCCGCAAATACATCGTATGGTTGCGTAACGAGAATAACTACCACTACGACCCAGCAGCAGTAACTAATCGTGGTTCTTTGTTGGAAATGATGCACCCATTCGCAAACGTGAAGGTTGTAGGTGCAGTAGGTCTTAACGGTTCAGACCGCATTGTATTAGGCCCTGCTAAACACATCGTAGTCGGAACTGACTTGTTGTCTGACTTTAGTGATTTCCAACTTTGGTATGACATCAACGGTGACCAGTTGAAGCACAGAGTAGTGACTAAGTTAGGTGTAAACATTGCATATCCAGATTTCTGGGTGTCTAACGACTTGGCATAACATTAACACTAATAAAAAGGAGACAAGAATATGAGCACTTGTGATATTACTTCAGGATTTACTCTCGGATGTAGAGATAATACTGGCGGATTAAAGAACATCTATATCTTGTCTGGTAGTGTTGATAGCACGACAGGAACAACTGGCTTGATTAGTGAGTTGAGTGGTTCTGGTATTTTCTATAAGTTTGAGTTGACTCGCCAGACTGGTGACTTCACCGAGGCAATCAACGCAAACGTAGAGAACGGAACTATCTTCTACGAGCAGACAGCTAATGTGCCTTTCCACAAACTACAATCTTCAACTCGTAACCAAGTAAGAGTTCTTGCTAAAAACCCAGACATCAAAATGATTGTTGAAACCAACAATGGTTCTGAAGATGGTGTAGGAACATTCTTCTACTTGGGAGAGACACGCGGATTGTCTTTGAGTGCAGGTCAAGGTCAGACAGGGACTGCATTTGGTGACCTAAACGGATACACACTAACATTTACAGGCCAAGAGCCTGAACCTGCAAGTGAACTTTCGGGTTCTAACTTGGAAGGTGTGTTGAGTGGTATTACAGTAGGGTAAACCAACTTGTAAAACACCATATAATAAGAGGGGTGGGGATAATACCTCACCCCTTTTTTAATATAAAGGTATATAATGATTTACTTATACGCATCATCATCAAATGAAGCAACTATCTTACCATCGGGTTCGTATGGTAATGGCAGTGGTTTCATCATCAAGTTTACTGATGGTTTCAGTAAAGATGAATATATTGCACAAGGAACTGGTAGTAAAGCAGGTAGTTGGTATAAAATACCACTTGAAGCATCAACTGGTTCGTATGTTATTGGTGCAAACAAATCACAAATACCATTCGTAGGTGGGACATACGATGTAAACGTATACTCACTTGCAGACTTCGGGTTACAATGGGACACCGAAGATGAAGATTGGGATGTTGTAAACTTTAACTGGGATGATGCAATAGACCCATCAGTATATGGAAGTGAAATACGAAAATGGAAGCAAATGGGTAATACTTGGTCTTCCGTTCCTGGTATTCCAACACCAACAGGAAACGCTATTATGACTACAAGAGCGTTCGTTTCAGAGAGTATCGGGAGAGATGCATATTCCTCTACTAATGAAAACGCAGCATTTGTAGTGTATGAAGGATAATAATATGAGTGAGAAGAAAAAGCACAAAATGTCTATCATTCCCAAGTATGGGGATTACATTTACCCATCAGCAAATCTATTTGAGGATGATAGAAAAGATGTAGTGTATTTTGGACCAGAAAACAAATGGCCTCAATACCTAACTGAACTTTACCACAAGTCTTCAGTTCACGGAACGGCAATCAACGCTAAAGCACAAGCAGTAGTGGGTGAAGGTCTAACTGCTGATAAAGAAGAGTATTTAGGTTATGCTAATAGTGATGGTGAAACTTGGAACGACATTTTTGCAAAAGTTGCATTGGATAGAGTAATCTATGGTGGATTTGCACTTGAGGTTATTTGGTCTAACGATAGAACCAAGATTGCTGAGGTATACCACAAAGATTTCTCTTACTTGAGAGCAAAGAAGATGGATGATAAAGGACATATCCCAGGGTATTACCTTTGGAGAGATTGGGGTAAGTCAGGTTTTAGACCAAACAACGAAGACCTACCATACCTTCCAAAGTTCTCTCGTAGAGATAGAACATCTGCTTGCCAAGTTATTTACTTCAAAAACTACACAACTGGGTATGATTACTACCCAATCCCAGACTATATGGGGTCAATCAAAACGATTGAGTTAGATAGTGAGACTGATAACTTCCACTTAAACAATCTAAAGAATGGTCTTGCACCATCTCTTGCAATCACAACCTTTACTGATGCAAATGAGGAAGAAAGAGAAGAGATTGAAAGAATGTTGAGAACATCTTACTCGGGAACTGATAATGCAGGTTCTTTGATTTACATAGATGTTGCAAACCAAGACCAAAAACCAGACATCACACCTATTCCACAAAATGGTGCTGATGGATACTATACTGCTGTAAATGATATGGTGACTCAAAAGATACTAACAGGTCATAGGATTACCTCACCGATGTTGGTGGGTATTAAGACTGAAGGTCAGTTAGGTGGTAGAGATGAGTTATTAGACGCATACGCACACTTTCTTACAACTGTAATACAACCAATGCAATCAGACATCCTAAAGACTTTTGAGATGATTTTTGATACTAATGGTATTGAAATCACACTTGGGGTTCAACAAACAAGATTGTTTGAAGATGGTGAAGAGGTTGATGTTGTTACTTCAGTAGAAGCAGAAGCAGGTGAAGAAAGAGAACTTGAAGAACAAATAGAGGAATAATATGACTACTACACTACTAATCAGCGAGAACAAACTAAAGAACTTTAGTGACCTCAACAATGCTTTAGACCCAGACTTGTTGAAGAATGCTATTAGAGAAGCACAAGACATCAACTTACAAAGAATGTTGGGTTTTAAGTTATACAACAAGATTATAGATGATGTTGCTGCAGGAACTATTAGTGGTGTATATAAATCACTATTAGATGACTATATCCAAGATGCTTTACTATATTGGTCTTACTATGAAGCACTTGAAGCAATATACTTACGACCAAGAAACAACGGACTAATCCAACCACAAGGGCAAGACAATGCACAAGGGGTTGATAGTAGAATATACGATAAGAAGAGAGAAAGTGTTAAAAATAAAGCAGAGTTCTTCTCCGAAAGGTTAGTTGGTTATATAATAGATAACGAAGGTTTATTCCCAGAGTTTGGAACGGAACAAGGTATGGAGATGTTCCCAGACCAATCAAACCAATATCGTTCTCCTATCGTATTTAGAAGAGGTAGATTGGATGATATGGAAAAACTTGGGATTAAAACAACTGATAGTAGATACAAATACCTACCACAATAAAGAGGATAAACTATGGGATTTGACCTAACAAACGAAAGAATACAAGATACTTACGAACAGCTCGTTCAGATTAGTGGTTCTAAACTTGTTGATGGAACGGGTAGTTTGATTACACCTGACATTACGACAGTATCTGCTTCATATGCAGTAACTGCCTCTTATGCAGAGAATGCAGGTGATGCTGAATGGGATAGTATCCTAAACAAACCAAGTGGTTTAGTATCATCATCAGCACAAACTATTGCAAACCTAGCAAGTGGAACTATTAGTGGTTCATCACAAGTAGATTATGATAGTATCTCAAATGTTCCAAGTGGACTACTAAGTTC